ACTCGGTTCAAGGATCGTTCCTCGGAATAGGTGTTGCCTACCGTAAAGACTGGATTGTGTTGAAGTAGTATTGGGACACTATGACCATCACCAATGGCTACGCAACAAAGAACCAGATCAAAGCTGCCCTCCGTATTGGTACAGCTGATGTTGTTGACGACGATCTGATTGACAACTGTGCTGGTGCTGCATCACGTCTCATTGATGGGTATTGCAACCGAAAGTTTTGGGCTGTTGGTTCTGCAACATCCCGTGTGTATCAAGCAGAGAACGAGTTCTATTGCAACATTGATGACATCTCTGGAACAGCAATCACACTTAAAACTTCATCGTTTCCAGGTAACGGATTTGATGTCACTTGGACTGTGACCGATTATCAACTGGAGCCGTTGAACGGAAACCTTGATGGACTCGCATGGTCGTATGACAAGATTCGTGCTGTTGGCAATTACTTATTCCCAACTGTCAACGCAAACTATGGTGAGCAAGCGTTAGTTCAGGTGACAGCAAACTTTGGTTGGCCGTCAATACCTGAACCAGTCACACAGGCAACGATCATTCAGGCTTCACGTTTGTTCAAACGATACGACAGTCCGTTGGGTGTCGCAGGTTTCGGTGACATGGGTGCGATCAGGGTGAGCCGTGCGCTTGACCCTGATGTGGCACAACTTGTCGAGCCTTACCGGCGCATGCGTCTGTTCGCATGAGTTCAGCAACTACCGTCTCCCAAATCAAAGCTGGTTTGGCTGCGAACCTGTCAACTGTGTCAGGGCTTAGGGCTTACGCCTACCAGCCTGACAATGTGAACACCCCATTCGCTTGGCCGTTGCTGGATTCAATTCAGTACAACGGGGCTATGGGTGGTGGTTTGATTACTCATAAGTTCACGATCAGCGTTGTGGTTGGTCGTTCAGCTGAGCGTACTGCTCAATCACTTTTAGATGGTTATCTGTCTTATGCAGGTACAACTTCAATTCGTCAGGCGATTGAATCGGATCGAACCTTGGGTGGTGTGGTGCAGGATTTGATTGTTGAGTCAGCGAATAACATCTCTACCCTTGAAGCGAACGATGCAACCTATTTGGCGATTGACTTCGTTGTTACGGTGTACGCCTGACCCCTTGCCGTAGGTTGCTTGTGGCGTGTAGTGTTATGCAATCGGCTCAGCCGAGTAGAACCCCAACTCGATAGCCGATAAGGCAGGAGAAGAATCATGGCAAAGCAAGTCCTCACAAACGTGGCAGTGACCTTCGGTACTGCTGCAACCGATATCAGTAGTTATGTCACAAGCATTACATTGTCAACGACAGCTGCTGAAGTTGTTACCTCGGCAATGGGATCGTCAGCTATGACGCGCATTCAAGGCATGATTGACAACTCGGTCACGCTTGAACTGCAACAGGATTACCCAACGATTGAGAAGTTGTTTTGGGATGCGTTCACTGCTGGTACTGCTGTTGCTATGACAGTGAAGCCAAATGGTACTGCTGCTGCTGGTTCGACAAATCCAAGTTATGCATTCAGTGTTCTGCCAACTTCGTGGACACCTGTGAATGGTGCCATCGGCGACTTGGCAACAGTGTCAATCACGTATCCAATCTCTGGTGCAATCACCAAGACAGGTACTGGCGCATAGTTTCAAATAATCCAATCCCTTACCTGCGGAGGTAGAGAATGAAAATCGCACTCAGTTTGACTAGTGCATTAGATAGTAAGCAACGCACCATCATTGCTGCGTTCCCAGACTTCATTGCGTTTGAAAATAAATATAATCGCAGTGTTGCCAAGTTTGAAGCAGAACTCACATTGACCGATCTTGCATATCTTGGATGGCATGCAGAGAAACGGTTGAAGAAAACTGGGTTGGACTTTGAATCATGGTGTGATGAGATTGAAGCACTCGAAGTGGGAGATAGCGCTGACGCAGTGATCGTCCCTTTGGAGATAAGTCAGCCCACTGGGTAATCGCATACCTGTCCGTCGAGACAGGGATTGCTCCAAGTGTTTTGCTGGCAGAAGAACCACGAATGCTGTTCACAATGTTGGCGTACCTTCGATGGAGAGCCATTCATCTAGGCAAGTAGTATTCGTGTATGGCAGGTCTTAGTCGAGGTAGCACGTTCACAGGTTCAGAGGATTTATCCAAAGACCCTGTGATGATCAAGGGGATTGACAACTTCCTTCGTGACCTTGCCAAGACATACCCTGACTTCAACAAAGAAGCTCGCAAGGCTGGTGAACGAGTTGCCGAACTTCTAGTTGTTGCAGCCAAGTTTGAGGCTGCATCTGTGCAACGCAACCGGCAAGCGATGGAAGTGATGAAGGGGATGCGAGCGCAGCGTGATCGAATTCCGATCATCAAGTTGGATGAGAACTCCGCATTCCAATCAAAGTCACGTAAGTTCACCTCGTCATACAGCATCAAGACCCGTCGCAGGGTGAAGCGCAAGGTGACCAGGGGTGATGTGTTCTTTGGTGCTGAGTTCGGTGGTGGCAAGTATGGCTCATCAAATAGGACTTCGGCTGGGGCTAGATCACGCGCCACAATGATGAAAGATGGTAACCGAGTTGCTTCTGATGGGTATCGCAAGGGTGGGGGCAGAACTACCCAGTTTCTTCCGCATCGTGGACAGAAGGGATATTTCTTCTGGCCTGCCGTGCGCAAGAACAAGGACAACATTGCGAGGGTCTATTTGGATGCGATTGATGAGGTTCTCAAAGGGCTTGAAGATAAGTCTTGACTTTGGCTGTGGGTTCGCTACCCTGTAGTTAGGGAGGCGTTCATGGTTGTCTATTTTGATTCGGTCAAATCTGTTCAGCCGAAGCCGTTCGCCTCAAATTGGGTTGACCTCAAAGAGCGTTTGATGCACCATGAGGAGAATGCGCACAAGTCTGATGGTGCGTTGTGGTCACCTGTTGAGTATTACCCAGGTAGGACTCGCGGTAATACTGCGATCAGGTTCATTGAAGCGTTGGTCGTTGACATGGACGGCGAATCATTTGCGAATGCCAACCTTGACGGCTACGAATATCTTGCCTACTCCACCTACTCACATCGACTAGATGACCCTCACTATCACTTAGTTTTGCCGTTGGCTGAGCGTGTACCGGCAGGACTGTGGCGAGCAGTGTGGCAGGAGCTGCACGAACGAATCAACCTTGTTGGTGACCCTGCAACGAAAGATGCTGCGCGTATCTTCTACCTTCCACAACATGCACCAGATCAACCGTTTGAGTTCCACGAACAATCAGGTGCATTCATTGACACCGACTTTCAATACGAACCTGCACGGAACCCAACACCAACATCACCACGTCAGTCTGCTCAGCCTCGACGCAAGCGCACCATCGGTGTTGAGATGAATGATGCGTGGTGGGATGCAGGCAAAGTGATGACGAATTATGACGGTCTTGAAGGTAAAGCATTGTGGTCTGCTGTGTTGGCTGACTTCCGTGCCTTGCGCTCGGCTTGTGAGGATGTCATCTAGAATTGGCGCATGGCTGGCGCACGTACATTCGTAGTTCGATTCCTTGCTGACGCTGATCAATATAAGAAGGGCATCAAGCAAGTTTCCGATGGTATGGGCGGTCTAAAGACCGATGTTTCGAGTTTGATGCCATCATTCAAAACTGTGGCGATTGCTGGTGCAGCTGCATTTGGTGCTATTGCGACTGGTATAGGTTTTGCGATAAAGGCTGCGATGGAAGATGAAGCATCGCAAGCATTGTTGGCTGCACAGTTGAAACGAACATTTGGCGAACAACAAGGTTTGACTGATGCGGTTGAGCGTTATATTTCAATGACACAACTTCGCACCGGAACTAGTGACACAGAATTGCGTGATTCACTGGGTACGTTGATTCGTGTCACAGGAGATTTCAGAAAATCTCAAGACCTGTTGACTATTTCGCAAGACATCGCGGCGGCAACAGGAAAAGATTTGGCTTCAGTTTCCTTGGCCATTGCCAAGGCCAGCATGGGTCAATTCACTGCGTTGGGCAAACTTGGTATTCCATTAGATGAAAGCACAAAGAAGTCCAAGGACTTTGGAAAAATTTTGGAAACTCTGCAAGGTCAATTTGGTGGTGCTGCTGATGCTGCTGCTAACACATTTGGTGGCAAATTAAAAATCATAAAAGGTCAATTTGGTGAGATTATTGAAACTATTGGTACAGCATTGCTGCCCTATTTGGATCAGTTGGCAACATTCTTTACAGAGAAAATTGCTCCTGCTGTTCAAAGGATCACTTCTGTTATTAGTCAGGATGGATTGATTGCAGGATTTCAACAGTTGATCTTTGAATCTGGTAAAGCTGGGCCGGCGATTGTAGGAACATTCAAAGCCATTGCTGTTGCTATTGCCGACGCAGTGAACATTCTGTATAAGGCTTATTATTTAACAAAGGCAACTGCTGAAGCCACGTTCAATCCCGTTCAAGCAGTTAAAGATTTCAATAAAGGTTTAACTGGGCAAGCAATCGATGTTGACAAACTGAAAGCATCATTTGATGCTCTTGCTGTACCGGTAAATCGTTATTCTGGAATTGGAATCCCTGCTGCGATTCTTGCGCAACAAAAGTTTGGCAAAGGTGCCGGTGATTTGTCAGGCGAGCTTGATGGGGCTGGGGGTGGAGGTGGTGTGGCTAAGGCTGTGAAGACTGCTACCGAGAAGTTAAAGGTTTATACGGATGCGTTAAAGTCAAGCAACTCTGCACAGAAGTCTTTTAAGAATGCACAAGAAGCTTCAATCAAGGCTGGTAAATCGTTGACAGATGCCAACCAGGGTGTGGCTGATGCGCAGGCTGCATTAAATCAGGCTGTGGCTGGGTATGGTGCTGATTCACCACAGGCTAAGAAGGCTGCATTTGAGTTGGGTCAGGCTCAGCGTGGGTTGGAACGCGCTGGGTACAACGTGGAGGGTTCGTTGTTTGCGATTGCTGATGCTGAGGCTGCGTTGAAGAAGGTTCGTGCTGATCCTGAGTCAACACCTCAAGCAATTCGTGAGGCTGAGATTGCGTTGGCTGAGGCAAAGTTGTCGTCTGCTGATGCGATTGATGCGCAGGCTACGGCTACTGATGGTTTAACTAAGGCAACTGGTTTATTAAATGATGCTGTTAGCGGTGTTTCTACTAGTTCTGACATTTATAAAACTTTGTCTGATCAGTTGACCACAGCAAAAGAAAATCAGGCTGATGCTGTTATTGCTGTTCGTGATGCGATAGAACGTGAAACTACTGCAATGGAAGAGTATGGGAAGGCGATTGAGGCTGCTGGAAAGATTGCTGGTCAATATCCAATTATTGCTGGAAAGTTCAATGTTGCGAATCCAATGTCTGGTTCTGCTAATGCAATTCCCGCAACAGTGACAGGTAATTCGACTGGATATAATCCGAATGGAACTGTTATCAATAATACTGTGCAGGCTGGGATTGTTGCTTCACCGGATCAGGTTGCACAGGAGTTGGCTAACTTATCGGATCGTTATCGCAGGTTGAATGGTGGCGGTGGGTTCTTCTAATGGCTAAGGCTGCGAAGTGGGGTTCTACTTACAAGGTGTTGTTGGATGTTGGTTTCTTGGCTGATGCGTTCACATTGGATTTCAGCAAACTTGATAGCACTGATGTGTTGAATGGTTCAACAAACTTTGTGGACATCACTGAGTATGTGACGAACATCAATATCAATCGTGGCCGTGCAACCCAACTTGATTCGTTCCCTTCATCATCTTGCACCATCCAAGCCGATGATCGAGCAGCTGCACGATATTTTGATCCGTTGAACACAGCATCAGAATGGTATTCGGGTGGCACTGTTGGTATCGCACCACGACGCAAGTTCCAGGTGTACGGCGGTACAGCTGGTACGACTTCAATGTTCTCGGGATTTGTGTACGACTTGAACATTGACTATGCCGAACCGAACCTGTCAACGGCAACGATTGTGGCTACCGATGCACTCGGTCAACTCGGTCAAACTGTGTTGACTTCATTCAACCCTTCATCACAGTTGACTTCTGCCCGTGTGTCTGCGATCTTGGATCGTCCAGAGGTGTCGTTCTCGACTGCGTTGCGAAACATTGAGACTGGGGTTGCGACGTGTGGAACGGTTGCGTATGAGGATGCGACGAATGTGTTGACTGCGTTGCAGGATGTTGCCACTGCCGAAGGGGGCAGGTTGTTTGTTGATCGTTCTGGGGCTGTGCAGTTTGATGCTCGGATTGCTGTGTCGTTTGGTTCGGCTGTGGCTTCGTTTGGTGGTACGGCTGGGTTGCCGATTCAGTCTTTAACAAATGTGTATGGGGCTGAGACTGTGGTGAATCGTGTGGCTGTGCAGATTGATGGTGGTACGGCTTCGAGTATTGCGAATGGTACGGCTTCTCAAACTGAGTATGGGATCAAGGCGTTGTCGTTGACTGGGGTGCCGTTGGATTCTGATGCTGCTGGGTCAGCCTTAGCGTTGAGTTTGTTGACACGATTTCAGGAACCTGTGGTTCGGTTCTCGGAGATGGATGTGTTGTTGAATGCGTTGACTACAGCACAACAAGCACAGATGGCAGGGTTGGAGATTGGTGACATCCTCTCGGTGACTAAGACATTCTCGACTGGCACACCGGCGACGGTGACACAGAATGTGGTGGTTGAATCCATACGGCACACAGTCAACCCGTCAACACATCGCGTCACTATCGGGATGGGTCAAGTCCAACTCGTGATACCGTTTATCCTGGACACCTCAGCACTCGACGACACCGACTACGCACTACAATAGGAGCATTATGGGAATCAATGCACAAACTTCAGTACCTAAGTTCACTAGTGGAGATGTGCTCACTGCTGCAAATACCAATTTGCTGACAAACGCACCACCAGTGTTCAGTGGTACGGCAACTCGTGATGCAGCGTTCGGTGGTGCAGGCGAAAAAACTTTGGCAGAAGGTCAACTTTGCTACTTGGAAGATTCCAACATTGTGCAGTATTACGACGGCGCAGCTTGGGCAACTGTAGGGCCTGCAAGCGCTGGGGCATTGACGCGCGTTGGTGGTGGCACTTTGGCAGGAACATCAACAGCATTTACAAACATTTTTAGTGCAACATACGACGCTTACAGAATAATAGTTAGCAACGCTTCGGTAAGCGACAGCGTTCAATTAAAACTTGGTTCTACAGCAGCTGGTTATTATTGGGCCTACGTCAATGTGGCTTATTCAAGTGGCACAGTTACAGGGGCAGCGTTACAAAATACTTTTGCATGGCGGCACGTTTTGTTATCAACTGGTGCAGGTAACGGCAGCACCACAATAGATTTAATAAACCCATTTTTGACACAACGTACAACAATGACCGCAAATATTAGTCAAACAGATACGGGCGGTAATTTGCGTATAACAAATGGATTTCTTGACAATGCAACTTCGTACACAGGTTTTACTTTGACACCTGATAGCGGCAATTTAACTGGCACTTGCAACATCTACGGATACTCACTTAGTTAAGGCACAACATGACAACACCACAAATACGCATTATTGACGGTGACACAATTACAGACCGTGACATGAACGAACAAGAATTAGCAACTTACAAAACGGTGCAAGACGAGTTAAAGGCACAAGCAAAGTTTGAATTAGACAAAGCAACCGCACGACAGGCTGTACTTGACAAGTTAGGTTTGACATCCGATGAGGTCGCAGCACTTCTTTCGTAGTCGTTGGCTGATTGTTGCTCCTGCGCTTCTAGCCTCGATCTTTGGTTTCATTCCGTCAGCATCAGCTGATCCGGCACCTGGTTTGGCTACGACCTACTACACGATTGATGAGATACCTCCAGTCCAGTCAACTGATGAATATCCAGTCTGTGGTTATGAGGTTGAGAACAACATCAATCGAAGCTATGACGGTGAACCATATTTAGATTGCACGAACGATCTGTTCATGGTTCACATGACAGGCTTCATCACGATCCCAGAGCATGACACGATTCAGTTTTGGTTGGCTTCTGATGATGGTGGGCGTATCAACATCGGTGGGAATGAGTGGGGGAACTGGAACGATCAGGGTTGCTCGGCCACTGAGTCAGGTCAGATAGACATTGTTGCAGGCAGTCAACCACTCGACTTGTGGATGTACGAGAACGGTGGTGGTACGTGTCTGATGTTGGCATGGAACATTGATGACACTGGCTGGTCAATAGTCCCTGATGAAGCATTTACCACCGACTACCAGCAACCACCAGACACAACGATTCCAGACACGACTATCCCTGACACCACGATTGCGGAGACAACAACAACATGGACGACCACGACAACTTCTACGATTGCCGAACCAACAACTGTTCATGCTACATACCCATCGACTACTTCGATACCTCAAACAACTTCCACATACCTACCAGAGCCAACAATGCCAGAGCCACCTGCAACGGTGCCTCAACCATCCATAACAATGTCAAGCCCACCAGAGACACAGCCTGAGCCACCAGATACATTCCCAGCCTTATTAGAACCACTGTTTCCCCCTATCCCTGACACGATGCCAGAACCGCCAGACACTACTGTTTATCCACCTCAAACGCTACCGTTCGTCGAACCACCAGATACCATTCCCTCACCCCCAGACACCCAGCCCCTGCCACCAGACACGGCACCAGACGCACCACAAGCCCCTAAGACAAGCGAACCAGCCAAAGACGCAGAACTCCCACCCATCACCGATGAGGCTGTAGTTGAAGCCCTAGCAGATATTGAGCAAGCAACCCCAGCAGAAGTCAAAGCCATCGTCACCGAACTCCTCACCCACGCCCTCACCACCGACCAAGCCGTCTCCATCGCATCCGAACCGGCAGTGTTGGCAGTGTTGACGAATGAGGAAGCGGCTCAAGTGTTTGAGCAGGTCACGGTTGAAGAACTCACAACTGAGCAGGCTGTTGAGTTGGTGGCTGCTGTGCAAGATGCGCCAACCAAAGTGCGTAAAGCGTTCGAGGCTGTGTTGAATCTGTTTCAAGGTTTCGCTGATGATTACGTGATGACGAATCAAACTGTGCCAATCAAAACTCGTCGTGCGCTGATTGCCTTGGGTGCTGTATTCTTGGTGTCAGCCCCTGCACCAAACCGAAGGAATAGGCGATGAAGATATGGGGTGAGTTCCATGCGTTGCTGTGGACTATCGCTGCATCTGTCACGACGATCCTCACGTTGTCTGGGGATATCCAACGAGTCGTGATCTGGCTTACTGTTGGAGCATTAGTTCTGCACCTGATCGGCGCACTCACCAAGAAAGAAGAATCAGAATGAAGAAGTTACAAGATGTTGCAGGTCGTATCGTCGCAGTGTTCCTATCGTCAGCCTTGGCGATTGTTGGCGGATCTGCCGTCATTGCCCCCGAGTTGCCTATTTACAAGAGCGCAATTCTTGCCGGATTCGCAGCTGTTGCAACCGTTGTACAACGGTTGGCTCAAGCCTCGCTTGATGGCAATCTGTCAATGGAAGAAATCAACGACGCATTCGGCGTAAAGAAGAAGTAACTCAATGACCAAGATGCCTTGGCCTGTAGTCCCCATCAAGTGGTGTTCCCATCTGCAAGGCAAGAAGCCTTCGGAGGTATCCCTCACGATGTTGCGACCCCTGAGCAATGGTGGTGGTCAACTACACCATTGCGCTGCTCGGGCTTGGGAAGCGATGAAGCATGCTGCGATGGCTGAGGGTGGGATCAATCTGAAGCCGACTAGTTCCGGTGACACGTATCGAAGTATCGCTCAGCAGAAGGCTGGGTTCTTGCAACGGTTCCAGTTGGAAGTTATTGAAGGCGCACAGACTCGAACCTATGACGGCAAGAAGTGGTATCTGAAGAAGGGCATGGCTGTACTTGCATCACCTGTGGATGATCCGGCGAAGTGTTCACGTCACATGATGGGCATCGCAGTCGATGTTGCCAACGCATCAGGCAAAGTCTTGGCGTGGCTGTTGGAGAATGAGCAACGGTTCGGTTTCAGTCACGAAGTTGTTGAGATGCCAGGTGCAGAACCTTGGCATCTCAGGTTCACCGAAGGTCAAGCAATGCCACAAGCCGTCCTCGACTACGAGGCAGCGAACCTAACGCTGGGCGCATGATGGACTGGGGCATCGTTCTTGCTGCGTTGATCACAGCAGTGGGTGGGGCTATGACAACACTGATGATGGTGATGCGTAAAGAAAACACGCAAGACCACGCAAAGGTTGTGGGTGCCTTAGAGATGCTTAGTGGAAATGTGCAGTCGGTTGCGACTAAGTTGGATTCACACATCGACTGGCATCTCAAGGGGACTACCAATGGCGAAACTATTGCAGGAAATAAAAGCGCAAAGCCTAAGAGGAACATCAAAGCTAGATGAGATAGTTGCTCAACTCTCTGCCGAAGATGGCAAAGACCTACGTGACGCAATGCTTGACCCAACCATCAGACCCATGCAAATTGTGCATGCCCTGAAGAAGCGTGGATTCAAGATGTCTCCATCGGTAATCACCCGACACCGAGACAACAATGTCACTCGCTGACGACCTGCGCGAAGCAGGTCAACCAGCATGGCCAGTGATCCAACCTGGCAAACGATACACAGTCCCCACCTTAAACCCCAAAGCAATAAGACACGGTGAATATCAGACGGCTGTGATTCTGCCTGACATGCAGATCGGCTACTTTCATCAACACAGAGGGAACCTAGAACCGATCCACGATGAGCAAGCCATTGAGGTTGCAATGCACATCATCAAAGCGTCCAAGCCTGCACAGATAGTTTTGGTTGGAGACAACCTTGACCTGTGCGAGTTTGGAAAATA